CGCTAGGGCCGCCACCGCTGCCGACATTGACGCCGCGGTTGCCATAATCATTGTAGGCGGGCTGCACGTCCATCGCCGCGGGCCGGTTCTGCTGCGTCGGCGAGTAGCTTGGCGCGGCGCTCTGCATTGTCAGCGACTGGTCGGGAACGTAGCCAAGTAGCCGCTGGCTGTCGGCTGCTGTCGGTACACCTTGAATGCCGCCGCCTCCCGCACTGGGACCGTTAAGCGCCCACCACCAGTCTGCAGTGCCTGCCGGAGGAGCATTGTATCCGGCGTCGCTATAGCGATAGTCAGTGCCACTCGTCGTCGGCGGGCTGTAAGACTGCTGCGGCGTGTAGCCGTAGTTGGGTCCAAGGTCCGTCGGCTGGTAGTAAGTCTGGCCGCCGCCGCCACCGCCACCCATCGGCGTGCCGCTGTAGGAGCTTAGGCCGCCTGCATTGCCGGGGCTGTAGGTGCCGGGGGCTGCGGCTGCGCCGATGTTTCCGAGCGCAGCGGCACCTGCAGCGGCGTATCTCCCGGTGTCGTTGATGCCCTGCTGAAGCTGGTTGGTGCCAGCCTGCCCCATCGCATTCGCGGTCGCTAGCGTGTTATTAATCTGCTGCGTGTTGTAGTTCATGTTGTTCATGAACTGCGCGTTGCTCATGCCTGTGCCGTAGAATAACGGCGCTCCGCCAGGTCCTGTCGCCCAATAACCATCTGACATAACGCTCTCCTATACGACGACGGCGTCGCGCTCGAATGTTGCGGCGATACTAATGAGATCGACGATCGGCTTGGCTTGTTGCGATACCGTTACCTGCACGATCGGCGCGTGGCTGTAGCCGGTCATGCCGATCGAAACCCAGCCAGTGTTTTGCGCACGGGACACCGGCGCACTGGCGTCCCATTTTGCGAAATCCCACAACCCCTCGTCCCAGAGGTCGAGTGGCCCGGGGTCGTTTCCGATCGGAGGCGGCTGCGGTATTGTCACGACGTAGTCGGTGGTCGCCGACAGCTGCGGTATATACGGCTCGTTCGGGCGCGCGAAGAACGACGCCCGCGCCTGCCGCCACGTCACCGTCTGCGATGTCGCGTTGAACATTTCCCATCCGCCGACAATCGTGGCGACATACGGCGCGCCATTGTCCTTGCCCGTTTGATCAGCTTGCATGATCTGGCCGGTCTGGGTGCCGAAGTACATGCTGCCGTTTATCTTGGCGAAACACATGGCGTCCCAACCGGTAAAGCGTGCCCATGCCGTGGTTGCCTGATTAACGACCGCGCAGAGCTGCTTGCCGGGAGCACCGCCGGGCCACGTCACGAACATGCCGCCGTACTCGTCCCACTTGCACATCGTCCACGGATAGCGACGCTTGGCGATCGCCTCCTCGCGCCACATCGGCTTGATGGCGCGGGTGATGGCGGCCAGCTCCAGTTCGGCACGGTCCTTGGTGATGGCTCCAGACGTCGGAATGATGCCGTCTACAGTGGCAATCAACAGATCGCCGCCGACGAGAATGTGCGCGTTCATGCCGAGCGGCGGCGACATCTCGTAGCGCCCCTCCTGCCGCCAGTTGGCGGCGACAGACGGGTCGCTGCCGGTGAAGATCAGCAGCTCACCGAGGTCGGTGCAGAATACCAGCTTGTCGTCGATGCCGTCGCCTGCATCAATTGACCACGCCGCGCAAAACAGCAGCTTGCCGCCCTTCGTCGCCGCGCCCGACAGCGGGATCATGTTCAAATTGCCGCCGACCGCATTAAGCGGTAGATACCACGCGTTCATGCTGTTCTTCTCGATGAAGAACAGGCGTCCGCGGTACTTGCAGACGTAGACAAGATTGGCACCGCCATCGACCGTCGCGCCAGGATACGCCACCAAGTCAACATCGATCGTTGACGGCTTGCCCGCAGGCGGCACGTAGCCATTGATCAGCACTTCCCAGTCGGTGCCGTTATAACGCAGCGGCGGATCACCGGCGTCGTTGACCACAATCATCCAGTCGCCACCGGCGTTCGACATCTGCGCGGAGGCGTAGTTGCCGGAAGTCTGGCCCGTTTTCACCGCGGCAGGTGCCTGCACCTTCGTCCACGCGGTTGGTATTGCCGTGCGGAATTGCGCAAAAGTCAGCGGCATTGCGCCGCTGATGTGCGTGATGTTGGCGCGCCAGATGGTGCCGTCTGCGGTATCCGTCGCAAAATCTCCGACGTTATAGATGGTGACGTTTTGCCAGTTCGAGGAAACGCCGGTCAGCGCAGAATACGTCACGTCGTACAGTTTAGTGGCGTTGCCAGCGAACATTTTCTGAACGCTGGAAGACACGTAGCTGAAGGCGCTGATAACCGGCGTTGCCTCCGGCAGCTGGCACCACAGGCTACAGCCGCCACGCAGGCTCGCCCCGCGCATCGTCGGCTTCCAGTTGTCCATGACCACTGCGCCGCCCGGCTGCATGTAGGTCTCATTTTCATTTAAAATCAGCCCGCGCGTCGGTGCCGGGATCGTCACGGTCTGCAGCTGCTGCGCGACCTGCGCAGGCACTGCCGAACGGCGGAAGAACTGGTGCTGGCTCATGCTAACCCCACCTTCCCGGCACGGCGGTAGCGAGGGCAGCGGCTATGGCGTCATCGACGTACTTCTTGGTGGCGGCATGAAGGTCGGCAGTCGGTGCCGCCGCCAGCACCAGCGTCCCCGTCATGGTGCCGCCCGCCTTGGCTAGCTTCTCGTTGTCGAGTTCATTGATTGCGCCCTGCACATTGGATGCAGCGATGTCGCCGCCGGGCGTAAACGTAACGCCAGACGCCACCGTCGTACCTGCTGGCCCGGTCGCGCCAGTGTCGCCCTTCGGCCCCTGTGCGCCGGTAGCACCTGGCGCTCCGGTTGCGCCGGTCGTTCCGGCGGGCCCCTGCAGACCCGTTGCGCCGGTCGCTCCAGTCGCGCCGGGATCACCCTTGTCGCCCTTTGGCCCCTGTGCGCCCGCCGTACCGGCGGCACCCGTTGCGCCTGTTGCGCCTGTTGCGCCCTGCGGCCCGGTCAGCCCGGTGGCTCCCACAGGGCCTTGCGGTCCGGTTGCTCCCGTTGGACCCGGTGGACCCTGTATTGGGCCAGCGTTGATCCACACCCCGGTTTCGGTGTCCCAGACCCACATGTCTCCGGTTGCCGTGACGACATAGGCGTCGCCGTCACTATTGCCGGTCGGAGGCAGGGCACCGACAGTCGCCACCTGACCCTTGAAGTTAATGCCCGTCCCGGCCGCGCCCTGCGGGCCTGTGGGGCCAGCCGGACCCTGTGGCCCAGTGGTGCCAGTGCCGGGCGGGCCTTGCGGTCCAGTCGGCCCGGCAGGCCCCGCGAGAGCGAGGTTTTGCCATCCTGTCGAGGTGCGAACGCGAACGGCGTAGTTCATGTCAATGCCACCTGTTTCGTGACGCCGTTGATGCGAATAAACAGGCCAGCCTCCGTCATCCACATCTCGCCATCGATTGGATCTACGGGAGTGGCGCGGGGAGCCATACGCAAGGCACCCGAGATGGTGAACGTGCCATCGTCGCCGAAAATGTGTGTCGCTACGGTCGCGGCCGCATTGATCAGCGAAAGGCTTGGAGTTGCTCCGGGGTTCGTCCGCATGAACCGGGTGTAGCCCGCGATATTTTTCCAGAACACGCCGCCATAGTCGCCCGACGATACCGACAGGTTACCCGTCATCTCGTCGCCGGTCGTATTGACGTAGCGGACGTCGGCATCGGCTTGGCTGATGCCGCCCCCGCCACTGCCGCCCGTGACGACACTCCACGCCGCATCCTTGCGCGCGTATTGCTGGCCGTCGATCGGCGCGTCCGAGAGGTTTAGCGGCGCGCCCTCGTCGGTGTCCACCCACAGCGCGCCGATCTCGACCGCGCCGGGGTCGTTTGGCTGTTCGTAGACTTCGACCTGCCCCTCGGGGCCGATCGGGCCTGTCGGTCCCGCAACGCCCTGCGGGCCCACATTACCCTGTGGCCCCGTGCTTCCGGTAGATCCCGTGGCTCCGGTCGGCCCCGTTGGTCCCGCAGGGCCCGTGTTTCCGATGTCGCCCTTGACGCCCTGCACGCCCTGCGGGCCCTGAATACCGGGGTCGCCCTTGTCGCCCTTCGGTCCCTGCACTGTGCTGGCCGCGCCGGTGTCGCCCTTGACGCCCTGTGGCCCCTGCGGGCCTGTCGGACCCGGCGGACCCGGCACAGTGCTGGGCTGGCCCGTTTCACCCTTCGGGCCGGGCGGCCCTTGCGGGCCTTGCAGAGCGACGTTGTAGACGGCGGGAGGCGGGCTTACGAAGGCCATGGCGCGCTCACCTTGCCCCACGAAGAAACCTTGCGACCGATGATGATCGGTGCGGGGCTGTCGTGGCCTGCGGCGTAATTGAGAGCGTCCTCATAGGTGCCCATGTTCTCGGCGTAGCTTGCGCCGTGGTCTGCCTTCCACTGCCAGATCATGCCGAGCTTCAAGACGCGCTCGTCAAGCCGGAAGCTGTCGGCATCGTTCATGAATTGATCGCCGAAGCCGCCGCTGTTCAGCTTGATGCAGTTCTTGTCGAGGTAGGTATAGTAGGCGGAGACGCCGACCGGCATGATCGGGTGGATATGCATCTCGCCGCCCAGCTTCGTCCACTCGCCAAACGCACTGCCGTGATTGGCGAGACGGTTTTGCGTCCACTGATCGGTATCCGACACAAACGTCATCGGCTGCTGCGTCGAGGACGTGCGCCAGACATTCGATGTGAGCAGCAGGCGTTTGAAGTTGGCTGGGATGGGGAAAGCAGCGGTACCGGTGAATACACTCGTCGGGTCGGGCAGCGGCGGCACATAGGCACCATCGCCGACCATGGTGTGGGTCTGGCGCAGTTCGGTCCAGTCGCGCCCGTCATAGGCGATGCGCTGCGCCATCTCGTTGGCGAGCGCCAGCATCTCCTGCATGGTCCTGTTGCCGGTGATGCTGGAAAACACGCTGGCTGGCTGCGTTACGCCGACCACCGCGCAGACATCGCGCACCACTGACAGCAGGGTCATTTCATGCAGCCTTGGCTGGGCGGCACTCGACCGCCATGCGGATCAGTGTCTTCTTGTTCATGTTGTTTATGTTGCCAAGCGGCTCCTGTCCGGTGTGGGTGGCGATGTACTCGCGCAGCTGTGGCAGATCCATCTCCTCGAACTCCGCTTCGGCTTGCTGCACCATCGTCTTCTTGACAGTAGCGTCTTCCTCCAGCACCGCGTTGCGGGCGCGCAGCGCCATCAACTCGGCCTCCAGCTGCTTGTTAGGCGCAGTAGACTTGGCTTCAGTGATGTACGCCATCGCCGCGTTCTTCCACTCGCGGCCTCCGCTGCCGAGGTTCTTCAGCTCCTGGCCGTCGATCGCGGCCAGCGCCTCGACAGTGTAGATGTTCTGCGCCCGCAGCTCGGCGCGCTTGCCCTCAGAGAGGAATGGCACGTAGTCGAGTGGCGTGCCGCTCTTGGTCTGCGTGTCACGGCGCTTGAACTGCTGGTACTGGTGGCGAAACCGCTCGGCGTAGGTGACTATTTTCAACCCTCCGGTTTCCGGGTCAGGCTCCCAGTGCGATTGCGCCGTCGCCGGAAAAACCTTGATGTCGCGCGAGCCGGGAATGCGGATCTCGACCACTTCCATGTCATCGAAGATCGGCCTGCCTTCGGCGCGACTGCGTAGCTCGTTGGGGACCGGGTGCTGCTTGAACAGTGCGACGAGGGCCTCGTCGGGGTCGTTCCTTGCCATCTATCTCTCCGTTGTTGCCTTCAAAAAAGTGCCGGGCCGCCTTCATGGAAGGAAGGCATCTTACCTACACGTCAGCAGCCCGGCTTCTTCCCTTTCGCGTGTTCGGCGCGTCAGGAAGCCTACAACCTCCAATTGATCAGGAGGCTGGGACCGAATCGTACAGTCTCCAGTTGAACATGGGGTTGGTCATGCAAAGTTCCCCCATCCACCCGATGAACTGCGCGACTGCGTCCTTGTCGATGGGCATCTGCCCGTCGCTGTCGAACAGCTTGTCGAAGTTTCGGTTGGGGTGGTAGCGGATCTTGAGGCTGTCGGTGTCGATACCGAAGGTTGTATTGGCGGGCATGTTGCTGCCGATACCTCCATCCAGCACGATCTCGGCCCGTTTTCCTCCGCCGATATATTCAAGCGAAGAGAACCCCAGCGTGCCCATCGACGTATTGCTGGTTTGGCGCTGGATCGCCAGCGTTGCCGCGTCGTACGCCGCATAGTGCTCCGGCGACATGATCAAGAGGTCAGCATGGTCGCGACCACGCGAACGCGCCGTCATGATGGCGTTGAGCATCGGCCTGATCGTGGTCGAGTTGACCTGCGTCGAGCCAGCCATGAAGCTGTGCGCGTCGTAGGTCGTGGTACGCCAGATCGTATTGAGGTTACGATCGATGCCGCCATAGGTGCCGGTATTGGTGACGATCGGGATCGCAGTCGCAAGGCCCGTAAGCTGCTTGCCGCCGTTGGCGGAGCCGTCGCCGTAGAGGGCCGCGTCCATTGCATCTTCCAGAGCGCGTTCAGCAGCGGAGATGTACGCGTCGTACACGTCCATCAGCTGGTTCTCGCCCTCGTTGTTGAGGATCTCCTGCATCGACAGGATGATCGGCACAACAACCTGCTTGGGCGTGTAGGCGGCGTCGTTGAACAGGTCGATCGCCGGGTTGAGCAGCTGGTCGTAGCCGGAGTACCATTGAGCTGCCTGCTTGGCGATCTGCAGCGTCTGGCGGATGACCGGACCCGAATAGGTCTGCCACGCGCCCTTGCTCCTGAGTTTGAAAGCAGCGCGTTGTTGTTGCTGACAAGATCTTGGTAGCCGCTTGAACGCTCCTCCAAGGCCATTGAGAGGATCTGCTGGTAGGCAGCCGCGGTAGTTACGTTGGGCATTGTTGCCACTCCACATGGGGTTCAGATGTCAGCCACCGTTGACGCGGCGTATCGCGTTTTGGATGGCAGTTCGACGTTCCACCGGAACTTTGGGTCGCCGCGATGCCCCGTTTGAGGAGGCCACATCCGGTGATCCAGAGATCGATCGGTCTACGGGTCGGGTCTGAGCCGATGTGTCGCGGGTCTGAGCCGCTGTGGTGCCGGGGCGGAGTAACTCAGCCCGGCGGTAGGCTGTCGGCAGATCAAAGCCTAGTTTCAGCTCCTTTTCAATAAGGTCGCCCAATTCATCGAAGCGGGGGTGCGCTTCCGCGAACTGGTCGACCGCGGAGCGGGTGTGAAAGAATTGCCGTTCGTGGTGCAGCTGCTGCAGCTGCTGCTTGGTCTGGGTAACCTCCCGGTGCAGGCCGCCGAGCTGCTGCTGCAGGGCGGTCTGGGCATTGCCCTGCTGCATGGTCTTCAGCGCCTCCGGCGTCTGGCTCAGGACGTGGTAGCAGATGTCGCGGAAGGTGATGCGTTGCCCGGTCTGCGGGTCGACCATGCCCAGATTGTTGACGATGTTGTCGAGCCCGGCGACCGGATCGGTACGCAGCTTGTTCTCGATCCCGATGTAGTTCGACAGCGCCT